CCCACGGCCCACGGCCCACGGCCCACGGCCCACGGCCCGCGAACCACGCGACACGGGCCACGGGCCACGCGACACGGGCCACGCGTCCGGTACCGCTGGCAACAATTCACGGCTCACGGGACACGGGCCGGGAACCTGTCACGGGAAAACGGACGCGCAAGGGCGGAAAGGGGCGGCCACGGGCGGCCACGGGCGGAAGGGCGGCCCGGGAAGGGCCCAGAATCCGATACCGGCTGAGGGCCAAGGGCGGCCGGGAATGCGGCCACGGGCGGCCGGAGAGCTCCCTACAGGCGAAAAAAAAGGGCCGGCATAAGGGCCGGCCCTCGAGGGCGCAAGCTCGAGCTCGAGCGACTACGCCGGCCGGCCGATATCGCCGACCACGTGATGCCGGAGAAAGGATCCCGGCGGGAGCTCCCGGGCGAACCGCTCGAGGGCGGCCGCGTCATCCGGTGCGCCCTTCGAGCTTGTCGCGCGCCATTGCAGCGCCACGTGGCCGCCGGCGCCGTAGCACCCGCCCGGCTCATCCGTGCCCACGCGGCGAGCTTGCGAACCGTGCGCCGTGAAAGTCACGACAAAGTCACGCTCACCACGGGCGCATAAGGGCTCCCCGTCGCCACAATTCGAGCACGTGACGGCGTCCGACACTTCGGCCGGGCAACGCACGAACCGCACGTCGTCGACCCGCTTCGGGATCTCAACCCCGGCGCCGATCGTGAGCGTAGTCGGCCGCCCGAGCTTGCGGGCTTTCAATGCGGCCGCGAGAGTGTCGGCCGAAAAGTTGATCACGGTCTCGCCGGGCGCCGGTTTCGGAAGCTTCGCGGCCGGGAAATGGGAATACGTCCACGCGCGGCCGTTACGCGGCACGGCGCGCCGGAGGGCGGCCAGATATCCGCGATCGATAGCACCGGCGGCGGCGGCGGGTTGCGGGTTGAGCGGGCACGTACGCGGGCAAGTGGAAAACACGTTAGAAGCTCCGGCGCGGTAGGTCACCGCAATGGGGCCGGTTTTCGAGTTCGCAGACTGACGAACGGTTTTTAACATGGCGAAATATTCTCCTTTCTGGCCGGCACGACATGCGCCGGTGCCGGGAGTATGCATAAAAGAAAGGGCCGGCACAATGGCCGGCCCCTAGTAGTGCCCGCAGCGGGCGGGAGCTTATGCCGCGATATCCTCCAAAATGGCGCCGGCCGTGCTCTCGAATTCCACGCGTTCCGCTGTCCACGGAATCGACCGTGCGTAGGCCGTGGCGCCCGTCACCGCGTCCCATGCGGTTTCAATCGGGCGGCCCTCTTCGGCCATATGCACGGTTTTGATTCGATCGGCCACGCGCGGCCCGAATCGCGACGCTAAAAACGCGTCGACCTTTTCGAGCTTGGAAGCTTGCGCCGTGCGCAGAATGTTGGACACGTTCGACGCACTCGCGCGCGAGTACTCTAAAAGGGCCGGGGCGGCCTCTTCGATGAATCTGTCGGGCGCACTCGCCGTATGGCGAATGCTGATTTCCTCGAGCTCATGGGCGCCCCATACGATCCGGTTTGCGCAAACATAGTCGAAAAGGAAGGTTTTAACCTTTAAGGCGCCCGCGCCGGTCTCGCTGTTCGTTACAAAAAACCCACGTGCGAGCTCGCCGGTTTTACCGTCGCGGCGGTTCGGAAGCTCTATTCGGTTTTTCTCATCCGCGAGGAAAACGAACATATCGCGATCGCCAGCAAATAGCGTCGTATTCTTCGCGGTAACTTGCGAGAGCTCGCGGCCGAATTCGCCCGGCACGCGGAAGTCGCCGGTGACGCCGTCGCCGAACCGATCCTCGAGGGCGCGCACCACATCAACATTCCAGATGCGGCCGTAACGCGGGCCCGTGGCGGCTCGAAGCTCGAGCTCCAAGGTACCAGGGCGGCGCGTGAGTAGCACGCCGGTGTCGATCGCGTCACGCTCGACGCGGAGGCCGTAGTTCAAACAATCGGCCGCAAGTGGCGCCGGGAGTGTGCGCAGGTACGCGCCCGGGGCTCCTGAAAGGTTCGCCAATTGGCCAAATGCCCAGTTAGTCGGGGCGGCCGCGTGGCCGTTCGGGCCCTCGATGACGATTCCTCGATTATCGGCCGACGGAGTCGCTGAAAGCTGACGCGAACTAACGACGGCGGCGCGAGAGTTCGCGCGGATCTCTTCGAGCTTGGCGCGCATGGCGGGCAAGCTTGTGAAACGCTCCTCGAGCGGACGGGTGGCCCATTGGTGGGAGGCCTGAGTAAGAGTCGACATTTCCTTTCTCCTTTCTGTGGCCGGCACGACATGCGCCGGTGGTGCGAGTATCAGCTATCGATCGGGCCGATGCAAGGGCCGGCCCTCAAATCGGCGCGATGCGGAACGCGTCGCGGGCTGGCATATCGTCAAGCTGCCCGGCGTCTACCGCCCATCTACAGTCCCGCAGATGCTCCGCTAGTGCCGCGTCCGCATCGCCGTAGCTGTCGAAGGTTTCGGGTTCGCCGTCTAGGCTCCACGCGTTGTCCCAGTCATCGCCGACAAGGGTCAGCACCTCCCATCGTTGCGCGGCGGTCATTGGTCGCCCCCCGTCGCCTTGGCGAGAGCGTCACGGGCGGCATCTAGCACGCTCCCGACTTCCTCGCGTGAGTCTTTATCGTCGGTTGACTCATCATCAAACAAGGGTAACGCGAGGGATAGCACATTGACGCAGTTTTGTAGCGCGGCCAGTAGGTCAGGCGCGGCGGCTATCAGGTGAGCGTCTGCTTCGTTGCAGTCGAGTTTAGTCAGCGTGTAGCCCTCGCCGCCTTGCTCATGGTCGATAAACCAGTACTCACGAACAGACCGACGCAATTCCCACGGCCCCGGTGTGTGCTGTGCGCTCATTGGTCGCCCTCTTCTTCGGCCTTCATCGCTTTGATCTCTTCGATCTCGACCTCGAGCTCTGCTTCGTCCATGTTTCTGAAACCAACAAAACCGTTGAGCATGCAATGCATCAACATTAGGTCTTGCTGGCCCTCGAGAATCCGGGTCATCCATTCGTCGACCAAGAGGTCGATCTTTTCATCGCGTGTCATCTTCAATTCTCCTTTCTAATTCCCTCACATGAGGTGTAGTGCGATCGTCAGCGAGTGACAACGGGTTGTCAACTACTTTCGATTCCTTCCGTGCAGTATGGTCTGCCAGACCATGAACAACACGAACTTGATCATGTTTTTTCTGGGCGGTTCCTCCTCAAGCTTGATCGAGCCCGTCGGGAACTGTTTGCTGATTCTCGAGGCGTACCGATCACGCCGCGTCATCCTCGGTCTCCTCGATGCAATAGTCCGATACGCCGAGGTCATATCCGCGTCGATAGGCCACGCGATTCTCGTCATCGTCAATGGCATCGAGCCCCTCTTCAACGCCGGCACCAACTGCGCGCCCGTCGTGATAACCACAGGCGAACCAATAAAGCTGCTCGTCATTCATTGCTTAAATCCTCTTTCTGTTTTCTATTTGGGACAACCCCAGAACCCCAACCCTAGTTGAACACCGGGCACGCCGTCAAGACTTCATCAGCTCGATCTCGAGCATGCCCCACGGCATCGTGCCGTAGTGCCACTCCTCAATCGGTGTCGTATCGACGCCCGACTTCGCCAGCTCGAGCACTTGGTCGCCCCGGTACAACTTCAGCACACCCTCTTTGCTTGCGACCTTCTTGAACGGCACGAACAGCACGAGCACGAATGTCGCGCATCCGATTTCCGCGTGCCGCGCATGAAAGGCAATCTGATGCGGCGAGAGGCGCACCCGCCGACCATGCGTCACGACCTTCAGCTCTACAGGCGCATAGGTGCCCGATCGGCGCAGGGCGATCAGGCAGTCCGGGATGCCAAGCCCGACCCGTGACTCAATCCGGGTAATAAGGCAGTTTGGGAGGTTTTCTTTCAGCCGTTGATACAACTTCGTCTCGGGCTTCGCCGGCATCCTCTTCCTCCTCAAGCACGGCCTCGGTGACGGGTTCATCCTCGCCTTCGAGGCTCTGCTCCACCTGCTGCGGCGTCACATCAATGATCGGGCTGCCATTGCCGTAGAGCTTCTTGATTTCCTCAAGCTTACGCATGACCTCTTCCTTGCTCATAGAATCGATCGTGCCGTGCCGAATCTCCTTGCGATCGATGTAGATCGTGCCAAGGGCTTGCCCGCGGCGGTACTCGGCCTGTACGGCTGCGCCGAACGCGCCCGCGGACAGGGCTTGATCCCGGATGACCTGAAGGTCACGCATATGCCGCTCGTAGGTCGTGCCGTACTTCTCGGCCATCTCTGCCCGCAGCCTCTGGATCTCCGACACAATGTGCGGGTTGATGTTCGGATCGGTCAGCGACTCGGCGTAGTACTTGACCCTTTTTTCGGGATACCCCGCCCGCAGGGCCGCCTCCTTAGCGGTGACGTGCCCATCGCCCGACACGAACTCGTTGACGAACTTCCATTCCTGGGTGGTCAGGGCCTGATCCCGTCTTTTCGACTTGCTGTTTTTCTTGCCTACCGCCGGAACGGGCTGGTTGACCTTGTTCAGCGTTGTTTGGGGGATGCCTCGCCCGACACGGGCCATGAACGCATCTTCCTTCTTGCTGCTCACGCCGTCCTCCAGACGCGCCAGCCGCCCTCGACCTTCCGGCACGAGAACTTCCACCCGTGGCGCTTGGAGTACATCCATGCCGCCGATCGGGCGTTCTTGACCATCGACGGATCCTCGATGAGGAAGCTATCGCCGACATACATGTCATGAAACGGGTACCTCAACCGGGCATGGCTTTCCGGTGGTGGTACGTTGGACTCAATTTGCAACATGCCGACAGTCTACAGGGGTCAACAGTCAATGCCAAGGCGTTTTACGCGATTTATATAACTCTCAGGAGGGTCAATGAAGAAAAAAAAATCAAAAATTTTGTCCGCGCGCGCATTTTATATCAAATTACACCTGTAGAGAGGTGTAATACTACCGTGTAGTTACAAGTCATTGTTCCTACTCACTTCTTACACCATTACATCCATTACACCTTTTCCCAACTTTTTTTAAAAAAAATTCATTAGACCCCCCTGAGAGTCTACTAAAGCTGTAAAAACGCCCTTTTTGACCACGATGCGGTCATTTTACCCCGTGACCCGTGACCCTTGTACCATTAAAACCACAGATTTGCCCTTTCTATCCCTACAGTACACAATAGTCGCAGCCCTCCGGGACGGACATCCCGGAGGGCCACTTCCCATCCATCGAGGTAACGACAGATGAGCGAACCCAGTATAGACCTTGTTGAATACCTATTCCGTTACGACCCGGAAAGCGGCGCCATCTGCTGGCGCCGAGTACGCAACGGCAGGCGGGCGGACACTCGCCACGAGCGCGTCGACGAGAACGGCCAATGGCGCGTGGTCCTTGGTCATACGCTATATCCCGCCGCCCAGATTGCGTGGCTCTTGGGCCATGGGGAGTGGCCCATGTTCCCGATCGTGCATCTGAACGGCAACATCAACGACAACCGGCTCGAGAACTTAGCCCGCGGGGGATAAAAAACCCCATCTCGACTCGTCGCCGGGATGGGGTTGTGGCCAAGGGAGGGGTACTCGTTAGGGAACAGCGGCCACTAAAACCTTATTGGATGCCCATACCGAGCACGCCCTTGAAGTCTCCTTCGAGCATCCGTGCGGCGGCGTAGGCGGGCATGATTTCGCCGAACTCGATGCCTGTGACATCGAGGTCTTGGTCCATGATCCCTGGCACATGGACCACGGGCCCGACGAGTGCGTACCGTGTCCCGTTGATCGTGACGACGATCATTTGGACGAGCGGTTCGTCGGCGGGGCCGCAGACGCCTGTGATGGTGAGGGTACTCATGGTTTGTCGATCTTGCGCCCGGACTCGTACCAATGCAAATCGAGGAGCAGCCGTTCGATATGGTTCTGGAGGCCGTCCCGTTCTTGTTTGACCCGTTTCAGATCGCTCGTGAGGGCTTCCAGGAGGTCATTGGAGACCTCGATCCGCCTTCGCAGGGCGTAGACATACTCCCGGAGCAGGATGTCTGTAATCGGCACGGGCGGGTCGTCTGTGGAGTTGATGGCGGGGCGCATTAGGTTGCACCTTTATCATTAGGTTGCACCTTGTACTGGTAGCGGGCTTGCTTGAGCACCTTGCGGCCGTAGTGCTCCGCGGCGAGGCATTCCTCGACCGAGTCCCGCAGGTCCCGGCGGCGGGGCATGGTGTTGTAGCCTTGGGTGAGTTCGATGGTCACGCCGTTCAGCGCCAGTTGGAGCAGGGCGATTGTGTCGAGGAGCTCGGCTCGGGTGGGGCTCATCTGATGAGCCCCCGGAGCCGATCCGCGACGAGGGTGGCGTAGCCGGCGATATCGTGCCATTGGTCGATATCGTCCGCGTTGCCATTGACGATGCGCGAGACCTTGGTCGCGATCATCTCGAGGGCTTCCCATTGGTCATCGGCGTAGGTCTTGCCCATATCCTGGGCGTGGTCGGCCATGGCGCGCTTGAGGGCTTGGGCGAGGCGTGCGTTGTCGCTGAACGCGCCGTAGGCCTTGGCCCGTGATCCGAGGGTCTCGAGCATTGATGTGTCGTTTGATTTCACGAGCACGATCGCATCTGCGGCGTGTGGCGAGGGGGTGGTCTCTCCTGCCCATTCCTCGATGGTGAGGGCGCCGTCTGACGGCCCACGGGCCTTGTCGCGGAGCTTGTAGGCGTAGGGAACAGAGAGCTTGAAGCGTTTAGCGACGCCTGAGACCTTTGCGCCTGGGGTGTCGAGGAAGTACTGGTAGGCCTTTTCGGCGGCGGGTTTCATTTTGCGGATGTTCATTGGGGCATATCCTTGTTGAGTGAGAGCAGGGTGTAGCAGGACGCCGGGACAGCGGAGCTGCCCGAGTCGTAGGCACAGGCCGCGTAGAGCGGGTCGGGGGCGTTAGCGATCATGCGCGTGCGAAGGTAGCCGTCGTAAGCGACAGCGGCGAGGAACGCGAGAAGCAGGAACGCGAAAAACGAACCAATGGCCAAGAGGCTTTTGTCGTAACCATCCATAAACAATCTCCTTTCTAGGTTAAAAATACTCTCTTCCGCCGCGACTACATCTCCAATTCGGTCGTGGCACACGGCGCCACTCTTCGCTCTGGGGGCTGCGTCGATAGCAGAAGTACATGCTTATACCAACTACGGACAACAGAATCAACAACAACCAGAAACTAGTCATGCTTTCTTTCTCCTGGATTTCTTCTTTCTCCCCGCCCTTATACGCTGTCGTTCCTGCCAATGCAAGATGCGGTGGCAATTTGAGCAAAGGGGGATGCACTTCTCCTCGGCCTCGCGGATCGCGGCGGAGACATTGCTGCGCTTGGTGGCGAGGTCATTGACGGACTGTTTGTTCTCGCGGATGACATGGTGGAAGTCGATCACCGCGGGGTGGGAGAACCCGCAATGGGCGCAGGCCTTGTTCGCTCGGTAGGCTTCCCAGCGTTCTTTTTGCTCTCGCTTGCGCCGCGCGGAGGAGGCCTTGGTCTTGGACGGGTTGGAGAGATACCAGCGCCGCGAGTACTCTCGCTGCCGTTCGCGTCGGACATTGTCGTCCTTGAACGGCACTTAGAGCTTCTTTTTCCAGTACAGGGCTCGTGCGAGGGAGTAAAGCAGAGGAGGGCTATAGAGCCTGAATCCACAGGCGATAAGGTTATTGGCGCTTGGTCCGTTGTCCGTGGTGTCTGACACGGCCCAGTTGTACCCCTGTCGCTTGGCCCATGTAAGGCGGGCGCGGATGAGTCGGCGTTGGATGCCGCCGCCTCGAGCGAGCGGCGTGACGCCGCAGCGGCCCAGGTAAACGCCGTCTGGGATCTGCTGGGATGGGACGAGGCACGCGAATGCCACCGGCGTGCGCCGGTGGTACGCGATCCACCAAACCCCCTCTTCTGGAAAGTACGAAGCATCGTGCGGCAGACAAGCCCGTTGCAGCTCGATAAGGGTCTCTTCGACTTCCGGGTTTGAAGGGTCGACCTTTTTACAGATGACCTTCATGGGCCGGGATATTACCGGCCTGGGGTGTCATTTGAAACCGTATTCCTTGAGCATGGCCGGGGTCGCGTAATAGCGCAGCACTGTTTCAACGGCGAAGACATGCCCGTTGATAGTTGCAATGTCGATATCCTTGTCCATATCGAAGATGCCGATCTTCTTGCCTGCCTTGCGATCCTTGAGGTCGCGGGAGAGGGAGGTGTGCAGCCCGACGAGCTCTTGGATCACGATCTGGTCGAGGGTCTCTGCATTGACTTCCAGAGAGACGGTGCTACTTGCCTCGTTTTTGGGTGTTTCGGACAGATATTTTTTAGCGGCCTTCTTGCCGAGTGTGCGTTCGAGCACGGCTTTGCGGTTCATCGCGGCACCTCACCCCTTGCGCGGATAGCCTCTACAGTTCGTTGAGCAGAATTATCAGACTCGCACAAACCATAAACAATTTTGCAGCAAGCCTCGCGCTCATGGGCGGCAACGAGGGCGGCAAACTTCTCAAAGCAATGCTCTGGCATATCGTAGACAGAGAAATCGCCGTCAAAAAAAGCCCCTGCCTCTTGCGCCATGCGGATGATGTCGTCGCGGTTCATCGCGGCACCTCCTCTTGTCCCGGTATCTGGCAGTACGCTTCCCAATACCCTTTGGCAATCTCTCTGGCACGGTGCTTGTTCACACCTTCACGCATCAAAGTTACAGTCAATCCATCCACCCACCATGCGGGGGTCTTGCTCTCCGGCTCCGGCGCGGCGAGGTGGGTGCGGAGTTTGATCGCCAACTGCGACATCCTCACCCCGCCAGCGAAAGTCCTCTGCGCGGCGTCGTGCGTCAACACATCAAGGCACTCGGTCAGCAATTCACGGTCGCTCATCAGAGCACCTCCCGCGTCGGGCAAACTTCGTCCTTTTCCTCATGGCGATTGATATACCCGCCATATGGGGTTGGTGGACGAAGACTCCTCCAATACATCGCAGCAGGAAGCAGCGGCACTTCGTAGGGGTATTTGCATCGCCCTTTGCCTGACGAATGAAGGCCGCCCTTCGCCGTCCGCTTCCAGTCCGCGTGTTTACAGCCTATGCAACCTTTCACGGCTTCACCTCCTAATCCCGAATGATTCGTTTCGCGCCGAGTTTTTTTCCCGGTAGTGGCTGTACCAAATAACCCACGGGAATTTCCGCAGGGATAAAGCCCTTCATAAGGTGCAAGGCATGGATCTCTGCCCCGCCCATTTCATCCGCAAGTAATACAGCCTCCTCTCGGGTGGCTTTGATGAATGTGACAAAATCTACAATTTTAGTTTCCATGTCTTATCTCCACTGCGTTACAGCAAACAACAGCACAGCGATGAACATCAGCAGCACAACTCCAAGCATGATGCTGAGAAAATTGATCGTGCCGTCGGCTTCCTTCAATTTCTCTTGCAGGACAATAAGTTCTTTGTCCTTGAGGAACAGCGCGTTCTTGTGTAGCGAGTTCTCACGCAGCAGCTCCCGTATCTCCTGATTGAGCCGGTCCTTGCTGAACTCGGGCTTTCTTTCTGTATTCATGCTTCACCTCCTGCCATGCGGATGATATCGTCGCGGGTCATCGGTTGCTTACTCTTGCCTTGCTGTGGAGCCAGCCCTTCGGCGTCTGCTTGTAGCCGACCGCGAGTAAGGCCTCGATCGAACGGCAGTTCCCGTCGACGCGCTTGTGCAGACGGAAAGCATCGGGCGAGGCGAAGACTTGCTTGCACTCAACGCAGCGGCGGATCTTCGAGATCACTGGTCGCGGGCCTCGAGCATTGCATCGGCAAGCCTGTAGGCATCTGCCGACACATAGTACGGGGTGTTCTGCGGCGTGTGGGGATTCGAGAGGATCCCGGTCAGCGCAGCGGCGGCGTAGTAGTCGCGCAGCGTGATCCCGCCTTCGATCCTGGCGGAGCCTTTGTCATCGGTCACTCGGTCTGGAAATACGTTCACGGTTCTTCCTCTCGTAAGGTTTCAGTAATCTCATCTTCAAGCAACATGCGCTGCGATTCGCTAAGTACTTTGAGCACATTTACTCGCGCTTTCTTGCCGTCCTCCTTCTCGAGCTCGGCGTAGGCGGCTTTGATCTCGATCATCGCAGGGAGCACGGCGCGCTCCAGTACGATCGGATCGAGGATGTCGAACGACAGTTCAACCTCCAGGCTTATCGACGTACGGTGATACACTGTTTTTCTCCCGGTTCTTTTCAATGCGAGCAAGTAGTTCGGCCTGTTTATAGGTCTCGTCGAAGAACGGTTCAATCTGCTCACGAAAGATCTGCGACATGCTCTTTTTGTAGAACTTCGCGAGCTCCTTGAGCTTCGCGTGCACATCAATCGGAACCATGACAGCCACGAACTTCGCCCCCTTGCGCTTGCTCGGTGAGTAGCGGCCCGGGTAGCGGTAGTTGCGTTTGCGTCGATAACGCCAGACGTATTCTTGCAATTTCGCGAGTTTCTGCTTGGCCTCGGGATCAGTACGCGCCGCAAGACGGCGCATACCAAGACGCGGAAATGTCCGGTTGAACTCGTCGTAGTTCAGGTTCTTCCAGCGCAGTCCTTTGGGGACAGGCTTTTTTGGCTTCACTGGTGGCTTATCCACACTATTCTCCTTTCTCGGAATGCTGACTCTAGCGCAACGGCGCCTGCCTCGCAACTATCCTTTCGCTTCTCCCCAGGACGGGCCGATTTCGACATCGACCCGGGAGGGGACTTCGAGGGTGACGGCCTCTTGCATGATCCGTGACGCGTGGTCCGCGTCACTTCGCTCATTAACACTGATAGCGATTTCGTCATGCACTTGGAGGAGCAGGCGGTGCCCTGCTTTATGCAGCGCGACCATTGCGGCCTTGGTCTGATCGGCTGCGGAGCCTTGGATCAGGCGATTCAAGCCTTTGTATGTCATCGCACGCTTGATCCGTGAGCCGTATTCGATGACGGCTTGTTCGCGCGGCAGGGCTTTGTTGATGCCGTACTCGACGGGTTCCCAGAGCGGGAAGCGGCACTTGCGGCCGAGTAGCGTGCGGATCGAGCCGCCGGAGGCGGGGTGTTCGATGCGGCGCATGACGGCGTCGATTGTGCCGCGAAGGAAGGGGACCTTGGAGTGGAAGGTGCCGATGAGTTCGGCGGCCTCGTCCAGGGGCAAGTCGAGGGAGTTGGCGAGCTTTTGCTTGCCCATTCCGTACATCAGCCCGAGTCCGATGGTCTTGGCGGCTTTGCGTTTGATCCCTGCCATATCTGCCACCATTTGGTGGAAGTCGGTGTTGGGGTCGCTGCGGTATGCATCCGCCATGCGTTCCGCTCCTGGTAGACCGAGAAGGGTAGCGTAGTGGACGAGAAGCCGAGGCTCTTGTGAGCTGAAGTCATTGGCTGCCCAAAGCTGTCCTTGTTCAGGCAGGAAAAGCGAGCGTACCAGGGGACCGATGATTTCATGGCGAGCCGGCACCTGTTGGAGGTTAGGGTTGTTCATGGAGAGGCGCCCGGTGACGGTACCGCCGTCCTCGGAGCGCATCTGGTTGATATGCGGGTGGATCCGGCCGTCAACGGCGCTATGTCGAAGGTATGGCTCGAGAAAAGTTCCGTGGGTCTTGTTGAATTCTCGGGCTTCGATGATGAGCTTGGCCACAGGGTGGTCATGGCTATCGAGGAAGGTCTTCGTGAAGCTCGGCAGGCCTGTGGTGGTCTTGGGGTAGGGCAGGCCCATCTTGTCGAAGGCCTTGGCGATGCTGGCAGCGGCCCAGATATCGACCTTCTCGCCGGAGAGGGACTTGATCTGTTTGATGTGCTCGAGTTCCTTACGCTTGAACTCGTCGATGAGCTGCTCGCACTTCGGGCGGTCGAAGCGGATGCCCTGGAAGGTCAGATCGATGATGATAGGGAGGAGTTCGGTCTCGAGGTTGAAGATCGACTCGACTTCGTCCTTCTTGATGAGCGTCTTCAGGTGGTGCCAGAGCTTGAGCGTCAGCGCCGCGTCCTGCTCGGCGTAGTCCCCGACATACATGGCGGGGAGTTTCCAGAGCTCCTTCTTGGCGTGTACGCCGAAGTCGGAGGCGGCGTCCTTCAACCCCTGTTCGGACTTGACCTCCTTGAGGTAGTCGAAGCCGAGTGAGTTAAGCGCGTAGCTATAGCGGTTCTCATCGATCAGCGGGGCGGCGAGCATGGTGTCATAGACGGTACCATTGACCGTGAACCCTGATGCCCGGAGCCAGCCGAGATCGTATGCAGCGTTATGCATAATCTTGTCGCAGGGCAGTTCGAGCACCTTCTTGACCCAGCGCTCGACGATCCGCTTGTCGAGGTTCCCGCCCCCCTGGTGGGCAACGGGGAAGTAGCCCTTCCAGCCATCTACCGCGATCGCGTAGCCGACGATATAGCCATCCTTCCGGGGCCATCCTGGCCCCATCGATTCCATGTGGGGGTCACAGGTTTCGAGGTCGATCGCGATTTCTGCTGCGGCAGAGAGATCGGGGAAGGTAGCAGGCGGCGTCCACTCGGACGGGCGCTGGAACATGGGGACAGTTCTCACAATCTAAAAGCCTTCTGTGCGTTCTTGGGTAAAACGATATGGAGTGCATGCTTGGCGCGGGTCACTCCGACATAAAACAGGCGGTTAAGGTCATCGGCGTTGCGGTCGTATTCCTTCGCAAACTTCGTCGAGAGGTCGCTGATGAGCAGGACATTGTCCGCCTCACCGCCCTTGGCGCCGTGGATCGTGGAGAGCTTGATGGGGACTTTGCCCGTGAGCTTCACGCCTCGGCGCAGGAGCGCGACGATGTAGTTTCGCTTGTCCTCAGCGACCTTGGTGAGCGCCTCGTGCCAGATGGCATCGGTGAGGAGCCCGTGGTCCTTGGTCAGCGATTCGTGGGTATACATCGCGTCCATGTTCGCCGCCTTGAGGCCCTTGTGCCCGTGCTTAACGAACTGCCCATCGAGGTACTTGTAGATGAGTTTGACCGTCTCGAACGGGACTTCCTGGCCCTTGCGCAGCCGTTCCCAGCCGACCACGGCGTGTAGCACGGACTCGGGGACGCTCCGTTGTCCGCCGCGCTCGAAGAGTAGGCCTTGGGATTTGATCCACTCGTGCATGTCCGTGAGCATGTAGTTGGCGGCGGCGAGCACGAGCCACTCGCCTTGGGTGAGGTCGACGTGGTGGAAGTCGTTGTGGAAAATGATAGCTCCGCCTTCGGTGCGGGGCTTCCAGATCTTCGGTTGGCGCTTACGGATGCGGTTGACGACGCGATCGGCAAAGGCGTGGATCTTGGAGGGGACACGATAGGACTGATCGAGGATGCGGATATTGCCCTCGAGGGTGAGGAAGCTATCGACATCGGCTCCCGCCCAGGTGTAGATGCAGTTGTGGGTCAGGATGTTGTCAGCAAAATAGTTATGGTGTTTCTCTACTTCTAGGGAATAGACCGTTGTATTTGCCCAGGCCGTATCCACACTAAAGGGCAGCCAACGCAGTTCATCCCGGGCTTTGTTTGCTACAAGCATGGCTTCGGGGATTAAGTTACACGCCCTAACGGCAAAAATCTGACTACCCCCTCGACGCTGCCGCATCTCTCCCCTGTCGTACACGGGGTGTTCGCGAAACTTACCTAGATCAGACAGGAGTCTCAGCGCATTGTGCTCGGTAGATAAATCCGCATGGACTTTATCTATCGCGGCGGACAAGTTCTTGTTCCCAGCAGGCCCTTTGAATACGGTTTGTGGGATACCGTACTGATAAGAAAGCCGATTTTCCCAATAAAAAGCCTCCTCGTGGGAGTCGACCACCCGTAAAAACCACATTCGCTGCGCTTGTTCCAGGTGGGCTCGTACCCAAGCATGGACACACCCATCCGCCCTGAACAGTTGGCACTGACCAATGCGAAAGTTTTTCCCTTTCTGCATTAGGTACACCACCTTGAGATGGGCCACGTCTTTAAGAGGTTTCCAGCGAGCAAGGCAAAGGTGGTTGCTTGTGTAACGGGAGATGTTCCCACCGGACGTGACTGCGTGTATTGGGCCCGAGTACGAACGAGACGCTTTTTGAAAGGAATACCCGTTTTTCTTGCCCACAATGTAGGAACCGCTTCTGTCGTAACAAACTAGCCGATGAAGGGCTGGTTCGAGCTGTTCAATAGAGACCTCCCCATCCGTAGTTAGTACGCGGGCCCCTGCGGGCTGGCACTGGTCATCGTCTCCTGCTATGTACATGCTCGAACACCTCTCTATTAAGGCTTTTACCAGCCTCCATTGTAGCCTAGAAAGGTCTTGCGCTTCATCAATTATCACCGTTGCCAGCCTGGGCAGCCGCTCCGGCTCATCGACCACGCGCTCAAGAAGATCGGTAAAATCCAACAGCCCCCGGGAGGCTTTGTAATGTCTGTAAGCTCTGTCAACGTACTCGAAGTGGAACCACTCGATCGTCATGCCGCTTTCGTTGTAATGCTGGCGCAGGTCCTTGCCCTTGATCCGCGCGATGTTAATCTCGTTCAGGATCGGGTGGTCGGCCTTGATGGCAAACTCCTCGTCTCCCTGCTCAACGGCGAGCTCGATCCCCGCTTCCTTCGCGAACTCTGCGTAGTGCTGCGGCGTCATCATGTCCTTGGAGCCGATGCCGAGGCAGCGGTAAGCAAGTGAGTGCAGCGTACGAAACCACGGGAAGTCGAGGTCCGGGTTCAGTTGCGGGAACTTCTGTGTCGCCCGATCACGCGCTTCAGTCGCGGCTTTGCGAGTGAAGGCGTAATACCCGATTTGCGTCGGATGGACATCCGCAGCAAGTTCCCGTTCAACGACGGAAAGCAGGTAGGTCGTCTTGCCGGCGCCAGGGGGGCCGAATACTTTCTCGACGCTCATGGTTCCATTGGCGGGGAGGGGAAGTATGGGGCGATCGCAATCATGAACCGCTCGGGCTCTTCCTGGCGCTTATCGTCCGCGTCGCGATAGTCGTCGTACACGCCGACGACGAGGCTGCCGTGGTCGAGCGCGACATACAGGACGACGAACACCATGCGCTGGTGGTCATTCACCTTCTTGGTTCCCTTTGACCACCGCATTGACCCTCTCCATGTCGCAGGGCCAGACAACGATTGGCGTGGACTTGCCGACGTACCCGCCTTCGATGTTGTAGCTGATGTACTCCAGGGCCTCCTCGTGAGAGAGCCCCGACTGATGCATTAGGATCGCAACAAGGGCGTCGCCGTCGTAAATCAATGTGTCGACACGCTCTGCGCCGCCGTTTTCGTGCTTCTGCCACACGGTTGCGATACCGATCAGTGCTTTGTCGAATCCGTCCATCTTAAGCATTAGAAGGGACTCCTGCTTTTCTTTTGTTCCGGTGTGTCAAACGGTGAGTCTTGTCGCTCAAAGCGCGGGATGCGCCAGCAGCGCACAGCCCGGTTCTTGAGGAAGAGGCTGATCGGCTCGCCGCCGATGTCGCGGATACGCTGCGCAATCTTCGGTGACGAGAGTCCTTTGAAGTTGTTGCGCAAAAGGTGCTGGTTCAGATCCTTCATGCGGAAGTAGGTCTTGCCCTCCTCATCGCTCGTCCACGGGCGGCCGAGCAGGATCTCGTCGCGATCCATCGCCTGCTGGAGATGGGTGCAGAACTCTTCGAGCAGGTCATTGAACTGGCCCGTGACCGTTGTGTCTTCGCTCGCGACTGTGATCTGTTCGGTCTCGACCATCTCGGTGAGCAGCCCGTTCAGCAACTGCTCCCAATCCTGCTTGCGCACAGCGGGGGGCAGCACGTTGAGCTTCTCCACGCATGCCTTTTGGAAGGCGATCTGGTTAAAGAGGCTTTCGGTGTCGAGCTCAATGCGCTT